TCGTTGAGGGTCGCGCCGGTCCTGATGTTCTGGTCGCTGATTCCAAACTCCACCATCCTGTTAAAGGAAAATCCGTGAAACTCAATCCCAAGCAGAAGACGGCGCTGAAGGTGCACGTCGCGAAGCTGGTGGCGATGGATGAAGCATCGCTCGATACCGACAAGGTCGAAGAGGCGCTCGAAACCGCGCTCGAGGAAGTGCAGGCGCTCGGCGAAACGCCGACGACCACGCAAGACGAGCCGACCGGCGATCCCGAAATCGCCGAACTGCTGAAGAAACTGCTCGCGAAGTTCGAAGGCGGTTCGACCGCTGCGGCCGACGACGAAGTGGCGAAGAACGCAGAGGCCGCGAAGAACGCCGAAGCCGCCAAGAACGCCGCCGCGATGGACGCGAAGATCGAAGCCGCCGCGAAGAGCACGCGTGAATCGATTGAAGGCCGATTTCGCGCGGCGGAAAAGGTCTCGCCGATCACCGGCAAGCTCGATGCAATGGCCTTCGACTCGGCCGAGGCGATTTTCTCGCATGCGCTCAAGGTCGGCGGCATGAAGCCGGAAGACCACAAGCCCGAAGCCTATGCGGGCATCGTCGACGTGCTGATCGCGAATCAGTCGAAGACGCCGGTGCACAGCGCGAATGACGAGAAAGGTGCGAGCGAACTGCTCACCGCCTTCCCGGCGCTGGCCAACATCAAACACGCGTAAGGACGGCCGATCATGTTCCAGACTTCCGTACAGCAGCAACCCGAAGTCGGCGTCGCGGGTAGCCGCGCGTCGATGAATCCGATTTCGGTCATCTCGCGCCTTGCACAGACGGCAGTGACCGTCGCGCGTTTCGTGTGGCCGGGCACGGACACCGACAACCAGGTGCAGAACACCGGTTCCGGCAAGCCGCTCGGTCTCGCTGTGCGCGACCAGACCGGCATCATCCCGAACTACCTGCAGGAAGTCAGCATGGCGGTGCCCGCCGGCTTCCCGGTGCAGGTTGCCGAGCAGGGCGAGTGGTTCGCATCTTCGGCCAATGTCTCAACGCTCGGCCAGAAGGTGTTCGCGACGCTCGCCGACGGCACGCTGCAGTTCGGCGCGGCCGGTGCGACGATCGCCGGCGCGATCGAGACGAAATTCGTTGTCACCCGCGGCGGCGCAGCGAACGCCGTCATCAAGATCTCGACCTGGAGCGAACTCGCATGAGACTCGATCAACTTTCCCAATACGGCATTCACTTGCCGCACGGTGCCGAGCTGCTCGACGCTCCCGCCCGCACGAAGCTCGTTGCGGCAATGGACGCGGCGGGCCCGATGGTCACGGCGCCCAACAACGGCATCCCGGCCATGCTGACCAACTATTTCGATCCACGTGTGATCGAGATTCTGGTTTCGCCGATGAAGTCGGAGCTGCTCTACACGGCAGTGCAGAAGGGCGACTGGGCGACCGACACGGCGACGTTCATGGCTGCTGAATCGACGGGTGAAACCGCGACGTATGGCGATTACAGCGAGAACGGCCAGGCCGGCCACAACGCTGTGTTCCCGCAACGTCAGAACTACGGTTTCCAGACGAACACGCAGTGGGGCGACAAGCAGATGGCGAAGGCCGCGAAGGCGCGCCTCGACTATGCCCAGCGCCAGCAAATCGCTTCGGCGCTGATCCTTCGCAAGAAGGAAAACTCGATCAACCTGTTCGGCGTCACGGGCCTGCAGAACTACGGCCTCACGAATGATCCGGCGCTGATCGCTCCGGTCGCGCCGACGACCGGCGTCGGCGGCAATACCTGGGCGCTGAAGACCTCGGACGAAATCTACGCCGACTTCGTGCTCTTGTGGGCTGATCTGATCGCGCAGGGCAATGGCCTGATCGACACGGATACCGAAGTGAAGGTCGGTATTCCGAACGTCGTGTCGCAGAACCTGACGAAGCAGAACAGTTTCGGTCAGGTGCTGAAGGACCGGCTGAAGCTGGCCTATCCGAACATGACGATCGTCACGATCCCGGAGTTCGCGACCACGGGCGGCAATCTCGTGCAGATGATCGCGGTCGAGATCGAAGGCCAGCCGACCGGCGAATTGGGCTACGCCGAGCGGATGCGTGCTCACGGCGTCGTGCGCCACTCGTCGTACTACTCCGAGAAGAAATCGGGCCACAACTGGGGCGCGATTATCTATCGGCCCATCTTCATCGCTCAAATGCTCGGAGTCTGAACATGCCGGAAGACACGCAGGAAAAGAAAGTCAGCAAGCCCGTCAAGGTGTACTGCAAGCTCCCGAACGGCATCCAGTACCCGCTGCCGGACGGCCGCCGGGTGCGCCTTGTCGGCATGTACGGTGACGAGCGCTCGCCGCTTCAGGTCAGCGGTCTGCAGGGTCGCGACGCCGTGTTCGGTTTCGGTGTGACGATGGTCGATGCCGACGACTGGGAACAGATCGTCAAGGACCACGGCAAGTCGACGGCGCACGTGAACGAGCTGATCTTTGCAGCGAAGGACGACAAGTCCGGCACGGCGCAGGCGCGCAACAACGAGACCGAGAAGACCGGCCTCGAGCCGTACGATCCGTCGGCGCATCCGGAGGACAAGTCGAAAGACGGAACCACGGACAACGCGACTCTGAAAGAAGTTGAAGGTCAGTAATGAGCGATCCCGCCGGCGTCGTCACGTTCGATCCTGCAGCGTTCATCGTGCAGTTTCCGGCGTTCGCGGCGGTGCCGGCGGATACGCTCACGTCCTATTTCAACATGGCGACGTTGTACCTCAACAACTCGCCATGTTCGATCGTCCAAGACCTCACCACGCGCGCGACGATGCTTAACCTCATCACCGCGCACATCGCTTTCCTGCTCGGCCGCGCTGCCGGTTCGAACGGCGATAACGCGGCGCTCGTCGGCCAGATCGCATCGGCCGGTGAAGGCTCGGTGAACGTCTCCCTCGTCGCAGTCCAAGCGAAGAACGCAGCCTTCTGGACTCAGTCGGAATACGGCTTCATGTTCTGGCAGATGGCTCTGCCGTACCGGTCCTTCCGGTACTTCCCGGCGCCCACGCCGCATGTGTGCCGTTAAGGTCACGGGCGGCGCAAAGCTCGACGCAGCCCTCGCGCGGTACCTCGACAACGCCACGTTGACGATGCGCGCCGGCATTCTCGAAGGTGCGACTGAACCGGACGGCCTGCCGTCGGCGCTGGTCGGTTTCTGGAATGAATACGGCACGGTCCGCGTCGTCGACGGCAAGGTGATCATCACGCCGGCCCGCTCATTCATGCGCAGCACCGCAGATGCGAAGGCTGCGCGCTGGGCCAAGATCGTCGGCGTGACGCTGCAACGCAACGGCGGCAACTTCGACCAGGCGCTGCGGCTCGCCGGCGAGGCGGCGGTCGCCGACATCCAGCAGACCATCGGCACTTTCACCATTCCCGCAAACGCGCCCTCGACGATCCGCAAGAAGGGCTTCGACGGCCCGCTGCGCGGCTCAGCGCAGGCGCCGATGCAACACGCCATCGCATACGACATCGTGGACGGACCGCCTGATGAATCTTAGAGGCATCGCAAACAGCGTCACCAGCGCCATCAACCCGAACACCGCGGCACAGCTGCTACGCAGCACGCAGCCTGACACGTCGGCGAGCGGAAAACGCACCCCGATTTACGCCGCGCCGGTCGACGCAATGGTTCAGGTGCAAGCGCTATCGGCGCCGCAGATCCAGCACCTCGACAGCCTGAATATCGGCGGCGTCATGCGCAGCGCGCGGTTGAATGGTGACTGGCGCAGTGTGTACCGACCCAACTCGCAGGGCGGCGACCTGATCAAGTTTGGCGGAACGTCGGACGTGCCCGCCGCGTTGCAAAACACGACATGGCTCGTCGTACAGGTGTTCGAGACCTGGCCGGACTGGTGCTCGCTCGCGATTCAACTCCAGAAGGCCTGACCATGCCGACCACCGTCAGCATCACCGAAGACAATGTGCTCGCCACGCTGCGCACGTTCCTGCTATCGATCGTCGCCGCGGGCGTCGAGGTAATTGCCGGTCAGGACAACCGCGTGTCCGAGCCGGTAGGCGACGACTTTCTCGTCATGACGCCACTTGGCCAATCGCGTCTATCGACCAACGGCGACACCTACACAGACCCGGGCACCAACCCAGGCACGCGCAATTTCGAGCGCGCGACGAAGTCGACGATCCAGATCGATATTCACGGCCCGAACTCGGCGGATAACGCCGCGATGATCGAAACGCTTTACAGAAGTGAATATGCGGTCGATTCATTTAAGGCGTCTGGACTTGATATTCAGCCGCTATATTGCGATGACGCGCGGCAAATGCCGTTTAATAACGGAGAAAATCAGTATGAGCAGCGTTGGATAATCACTGCTGTAATTCAGTACAATCCTGTCACAGCAGTGCCGCAGGATTTTGCCGACGCTCTCAGCGTCAATATCATAAGCGTGGACGCCACTTACCCTGCGTAGCGCTGCGCCTATCTGGAGCACAGATAAATGTCGATCCCAGCATCCCTGATTGCCAACGTGATCCCGAGCGTTATTAGCGCTGGTGGATCAGCGCTTGACCTCATTGGCATTATGTTGACGAATAATCCGCGTTCGCCGATTGGTTCTGCGCCTTCATTTCCGACGGCACAAGCGGTTTCTGATTATTTTGGTCCGGCTTCTGCGGAAGCGGCGCTCGCTCCGGTTTATTTCAACGGTTTCAAAAACTCGACGAAAAAGCCCGGCGCGCTTCGTTTCTTCCAATATCCGACGGCGCCGGTCGCTGCCTATCTGCGCGGCGGCTCGCTCGCGTCGATGACGCTCACGCAGCTGCAGGCGCTCACCGGCACGCTGACGCTGACGGTAGACGGGGTGGTCAAGACGTCGACGGCGATCAACCTCTCGAGCGCGACCAGCTTCTCGAACGCCGCGACGCTGATCGCAGCGGCTTTCACCAGCGGCCCGACCGTTGCATTCGACAGCCAGTCGAGCGCCTTCGTATTCACTTCGACGTCAACCGGCGCGAGTTCAACCATCACGCCAGCGAGCGGCACGCTTGCCGCCGGTCTGAGTCTCACGACCGCCACGGGCGCGGTTACGTCGCAAGGCGCGATCGCAGCGACGCCCGCAACTGCCATGGCCGCGCTGGTGAAGCTCACGACGAACTGGTGCTCGTTCATGACCGTGTTTGATCCGGACAACGGCGCGGGCAACACGCAGAAGATGGCGTTCGCTGCCTGGACGGTGTCGCAGGGCAATCGCTATCTGTATGCCGGCTGGGATCAGGATGTCGCGCCGACGGTCGGCGCCGCGCCGACGTCCTTCGGTGCGCAGGTGAAGGCGAACAGCATGTCGGGCGTCGCGCCGCTCTGGAGCCCGGCCGACAAGGCGGCGTTCCTCATGGGCTACGTCGCATCGCTCGACTTCTCGGCGACCAACGGCCGCGCGACGGCGGCGTTCCGATCGCAGGACGGTTTGACCGCGGACGTCACCGACGGGACGGTGTACACGAACCTGCTCGCCAATGGTTACAGCTGCTATGGCGACTTCTCGACCGCCAACGACGATTTCCTGTTCCTGTCGAACGGCCAGATCGGCGGCCAGTTCGAATGGATCGATTCGTACGTCAACCAGATCTTCCTGACTAACCAGTTCCAACTGGCGATGATGACCGGCCTGACGTCGGTCAACTCGATCCCGTACAACTCCGACGGCGACACGCTGATTGAAGCGTTCCTGACCGACCCGATCAACCAGTTCCAGAACTTCGGTGGTCAGCGCGCGGGCGTCGCACTGTCCGCGGCAGAAGCCGCCGAGGTGAACGCCGCCGCTGGCCTCGCGATCGACAACGTGCTCTCGACGCGTGGCTGGTATCTGCAGGTGCTTGCCGCGACCGCGCAGGTACGCGCCGCGCGTGGCAGCCCGCCGATCAACTACTGGTACATGGACGGGCAGTCGGTCCAGGTGCTGCAAATGGCTTCCATCTTGGTGCAGTAAGGGGACTAGAACATGGATATCACTTCAAGCAACGCCGTTTTCATGTTGTCGATCGCGACAATCTTTCCCGTTCCGCAGAAGCTCACCAAGTTCGCTGCGGACGCGATGTTCGCGACTGACGACGTTGAGCCGGCGGAAGTCGGCAAGGGCGCGGACGGCAACATGTACGCCGGCTACACGCCGTACAACACGCCGCAGACGATCACGATCATGCCGGACTCGCCGCAACTGACGCTGTTCGAACAGTGGCTCGCGGCGATGAAGGCGAACAGCACGATCTATGCTGCGAACGCCACCATCCGCATCCCGTCGATTGGCAAGAAATACACGCTGACGACGGGTGTTCTCTCGCGCATCCGCGCAATCCCGAATGCGCAGAAGGTGCTCCAGGCGATGGAGTATCAGATCACGTGGGATCAGGTTGACCCGGCACCGTTCTGACCATGGCACGAAAGACACTAACCTATACCGTGACGGCCGCCGGCCGCGACAAGGGCAAGGCGTTTCTGATCACCGAAATGTCGTCAGCGCAGTCCGAAGAATGGGCTGCGCGCGCGCTCTTCACCGCGATGAACTGCGGCGTCGAGATTCCCGACGAACTGCTCTCATCGGGCCTCGCAGGTCTCGCCGCGATCGGCGTCAAGTCGCTGGCCCGCGTGCCGTTCGACATGGCCAAGCCGCTCTTTGATCAGATGATGGAGTGTGTGCAGATCATTCCTGATCGCGCGAATCCCGAGTTCGTGCGGCCGCTGATCGATGACGATATCGAAGAGGTCGGCACGCGGCTGATGCTGCGCAAAGCAACGCTCGATCTGCACATGGATTTTTTTCGCGTCGCCGCGCCATTGAAACAGGCTCCGGACGCGGCCAGTACGTCCCCGGCCTGATCGAGTATGTGAATCTGCCCCGGTCCATCGGGGCAGTCGTTTCCCGGCGCCTCGCGACGCTGCATGAGCTACAGACCGTGTACGGGGCCGAGGACCTGTACAACCTGCTCGAAGTGATCGCTGTCGATTCGCACAACGAGCGCGAATTGAACAAACCGAGGAAATGAAGCATGGCAACTGTCGTCGACGCGCTGGTCGTCACTCTCGGGCTAGACCTTGCTGCATTCAAGCGTGGCAAGGCCGACGCCACCAAAGCTACCAAGACCCTCACCGCCGAAGAGAAGAGCGCCGCCAAAGAGGTAGAGGCGGCGAACAAACGCGCGGCCGACTCCTTCCAGAAAGTCCGCAACGAAGTGCTCGCGCTGGTGGCGATCTTCACCGCCGGCATGGGCATCAAGAATTTCACCGAGAGCACGATCAACTCGGCGGCCAGCCTCGGCTTCATGGCGAAGAACCTCGACATGAGCACCCGCGAGTTGTCGGCGTGGCAGCGAGCGGCCGAGCGCGCCGGCGGCAGCGCCGAGGGCATCACGTCTGCGTTGCAGGCCTCGCAGCAGGAGGTCGCCAAGTTCAAGCTCGGACAGGTGAGCGATTCGCAACAATGGTTTCTGCGCTTCGGCGGCTCGGTCAAAGACCTGAAAGACGGCAACTCGTACTTGCTCGCCCGTTCGCGCATTGTCGCGAATCTCTTCAAGACCGACCCGGGCCGCGCGCGTCTCGTCGCGCAGCAGATGGGCATCGGAGACGGCGAGTTCAATCTCATCAAGCAGGGTCCGCAGGCGATCCTCGCGCTTGTTGCCGCGCAGGAGAAGAACTCCGCCATCACTGAGAAGCAGGCCGCGCAGGCGCTCAAACTCAAGAACGAATGGCTCGACTTCAGCGACCGGCTGAAGTACGTCGGCACGACGATTCTGCTCGAGCTGATGCCGGTGTTCGAGAAGTGGCTGCAAAAGCTCCAGGCGATGGCCGACTGGGTCGCCGACCACAAGGCGGATATCACCGCATGGGTAGACAACGCGGTGGCGGCCGCGCAGCGCTTCGTCGAGTGGGCAGACAAGGCGGCGGATTCGGTCGGCGGCTGGAAGAACGTGCTGATCGCGTTTGCTGCACTGAAGGTGCTGTCCATGGCTAGCGGACTGCTCGGTCTTGCTGGTGCCCTCACCAGCGTTGGCACCGCGCTAGGTGGCCTAGGCGGTGCAGCGGCGATCGCTGGGTTGGCTACATTGGGCGGCGTCGCGGGTCTAGCGATATTCAAGCTAAAGGATTCCACGGAAGGGGGTCACTTCGTCGGCCGCAACGCAGGCGCGAAAAATCAGAATCCTCTGCGCAAGGAAGACACGAACGAAGCCCTATGGGACAGCGTGAAAAGCGGCGTGAAGTCCTTTTTTAGCATCGACAAAGGGCATTTTGTTTCGCGCACGAATGGCGCTGAGCAACAGCGCGCGCGCGTTGCACGCGACTTCTTCATTAGTCAGGGATGGACTCCCGCGCAGGCGGCCGGGATTGCCGGCAGTCTTGAACAGGAAAGCGGCGTCGATCCGGCTTCGCGCAATAAGAAGAGCGGCGCGTATGGAATCGGCCAGTGGCTTGGCAGTCGCGTTGCCGATTTCAAGGCATGGTCTGGACACGACCTTGAAGGCTCGAGTTTTGAAGAGCAACTAGCGTTCATGCAGTACGAATTGACGAAAGGCAAAGAGCAAGCAGCGGGACGGCAATTGCGCGCTGCGCGGACGGCGGCAGAAGCAGCCGCTTTGCATGCCACTGCATATGAGCGACCGGGTGCGGACGAGGCCAATATCAGCCAGAGGCAGGCATATGCCGCGGCGCTGCTCACGGGAGCCGGGCAGTCTAATGCCGCGCTAATCGCACGGCAGGGCGTCGGTGCGCGCGATGTCGCATCCGGATCGTCGAGCACATCGACCAGCACGACGACAGCCGAGACCAACATCAATGGTCCGATCACGATCCACACGCAGGCGACAGACGCTCACGGTATCGCGCGTGAGCTCGGCGGCGCCGTCGCGCGCTACAGCTTCACGGTGCCGCAAGCCAACACGGGGGTGAGCTAATGCCGATGCCAGACCTTCCGGTCCCGCAATTCCCGAACGTCCCGGCGCTGCCGGGCGTTCCCGCTTTGGCGCGTCTCGTTGGCACGCCGGTGCTGACCGAGGTGAACAGCTTCCTGATCAACGCAGGCCTCGGCCAGTTTGCGCTCGGCTTCGCGAAGCCGGTTTGGGGTGTATTCGATTCGAGCAACCAGCCGGTCGCGATCGCCGACAGCGTGCGCGCAGTGCAATATCGCGCGGATTCGAACGTTCCCGACTATCCGATGGAACAGGGCGCGTTCCAGTCCTACAACAAGGTACAGCGCCCGTATGCATCGGTCGTGAGCCTGGTGTGTGGTGGTGATGAGCAGCGGCGCGCCAATTTCATCTCTGCGATCGATCTTGCCAAGCGGTCGACAAACCTTTACAGCATCGTCATGCCTGAGGTGGTCTACAACAACGCCAACATCGTGGCCTACGACTACCGGCGGGAACAGCGCGACGGCGCGACGCTGATGAAGGTCGATCTGCACATCGAGGAAATCCGCGTGAACGCGACCGCAGCGTTCGACAACGTGCAGAATCCCGCGTCTGCTGACACGGTCAGTCAGGGGCAGGTGCAGGCGAGCACGCCGAGCGCATCGCTTGCCGCGCTGTATGGCCCGGTCTCGGTGGTGCAGTGATGAAGACTATTCCGCTATCTGCCGTGCCGTCGCAGAAGCTGAGCACATTGCTCGGCGGCCAGAACTGTCAGCTCAAGGTCTATCAGAAGACGACGGGCATGTATCTCGACCTGTACGTCAACAACGTGCCGATCGTGACCGGTGTCATCGCGCGCGACCGCGTGCTGGTCGTGCGCCAGTCCTATCTCGGGTTTGTCGGCGATCTGTCGTTCTTCGACACGCAAGGCGTCGCCGATCCGACGTACGACGGTCTCAGCGCGCGCTATCAGCTGGTCTACCTCGAAGCGAGCGATCTCACATGAGCTTCACTCGCAAACGCATCGACGTGACGATCACGCTCGGTACCGGCCAGTTCGGTGACTCCGGCGCGAACACGGTCACGCTGTCTGGGCTGCGCGTGCACGCCGGCATTCAGGTCTATGGCGGGGAGGCGATGCCGCAGGCGCAGTTGCGACTGTTCGGCCTGCCGCTCGACATGATCAACCAGTTGACGACCATCGGGCCGATCAACTCGGCGGTGATGTTCAACAACGCGGTGCTCGTCGCGGCCGGCGATGACGAGACTGGCCTGCAGACGATCTATAACGGCACGATCTGGCAGGCGTGGGGAGAGTTTCAGGGCACGCCGGAGACTCCGCTGAACATCACCGGTCTTGGCGGTCTCGCGTCGGCGCTGAAGCCCGTCAATGCACTGAGCTTTCCCGGCTCGGCCGACGTCGCGACGATCATGCAGACGCTCGCGCAAACGATGGGCGTGGCGTTCGAAAACAACGGCGTGTCCGTCCAACTGGCGAGCCCATATTTCCCGGGCACCGCGCTCGCGCAGGTTCGCGCGTGTGCGCGCGCCGCGGATATCAGCTGGACGATTGACCGTGGCACGCTTGCGATCTGGCCGAAGAACGGTTCACGCAGCGGCGACGTGCCGCTGATTTCTCCAGACACGGGAATGGTCGGCTATCCGACGTTCTCCAGTAACGGACTCGGTCTCACGACGCTGTTTAACGCCTCCATCAAGCCGGGCGGCGTCGTTCAGGTGCAGAGCTCCCTGCAGGTAGCGTGCGGCAAATGGACGGTAATGCAGGTGCAGCACTCGCTACAGACCGAGACGCCCAACGGCCAATGGTTCACTTCGATTCTCGCGGTGCCCAGCAATGACCAATGACCTCGGTTACCGCGGCGCGGCCGATGCGACGTCCGGCGGCTCGCCATACAACGAACAGCTGTTCCTGATCCGTCAGGTGCTGGCCGAAATCAGCACGGCCAAGCTGGTGGAAGTGATCGCCGTGACCAACGCAGGCGATCTGTCGCCGGTCGGCTTCGTTGACGTGCGGCCGCTGGTCAACCAGCTCGACGGCAGCGACAACGCGGTGCCACATGGCACCGTGTACAACCTGCCTTATTTCCGGCTGCAGGGCGGCACCGATGCCGTGATCCTCGATCCGAAGCAGGGCGACATCGGGTTAGCGGTCATCGCAGATCGCGACATCTCGGCAGTGAAGTCCACGAAGGCGCAGGCGAACCCGGGTTCGAAACGCAGGTTCGATGCGGCCGACGGCCTGTATATCGGCGGCTTCCTGAACGGCGTGCCGCAGCAATACGTGCGCTTCTCGGCCGCCGGCATCGGCATCGTGTCGCCGACGAAGATCACGCTGACCGCGCCGCTCGTCGAGATCGACGCCTCGACGTCTCTCACTGTCAATTCGCCGCAGTCCGGCTTCAGCGGCACGGTGATCGTGCAGGGTCTGCTGTCGTGGCTCGGCGGCATGACCGGCAGCATCGCGAGCGGTGTTGCATCCGTCATCAGCGGCGCTGTGCAGTTCATCGGCACGATCACCTCAAACGGCCATGCGATCGACAGCTCGCACCAGCACACGAACTCGGGCGGTTCCGGGCTCGGCGGCCCTCCACAGTGAGCAATCATGGCAACGACACTTCTTCTTGATCAAACCACGTGGGATCTGTGCCTCGACGCGAGCGGCAACATCGCGCTCGCGAGCGATCCATATTCGATCGCGCAGGACGTCGCGAGCGCGGTGCGCACTTTCCAGGGCGAGTGCTGGTTCAACACCGCAGACGGCGTGCCGTACTTCTCCGAAGTGCTTGGCATGTCGCCGCCGCTGCAACTGCTGCAATCGTTGATCGAGCAGGCCGCGCTGACCGTCAATGAAGTGGTCAAGGCTAGCGCGACGATCACCTCGTTCGAGGGTCGCACGATCAAAGGCACGATTCAGGTGACCACGTCGAGCGGCATCACTCTTCCTGTTTCCTTCTGAGGTCATCACCATGTCGACCCCGAGTTCCAGCGTACCTCCGATCAACTGGGCACCGAGCGGCCCGGTGGTGCCCGACGAGTCTGCAATCCTCGACGGCATTTTCGCCGACACAAACGCCGCGTTCGGCGGCAACATGAACGTGACGAACGCCGACGGCACGCCGAACGTGAAGACGCCGCAGGGGCAACTCGCTTCGAGCGTCACGGCGATCATTGGCGCGAAGAACGACGACATCCTCGAGGTCGTCAACGGCGTCGATCCTGACGTGTCCGATGGCCGGTTTCAGGACGCGATCGGGCGCATCTATTTCATCGACCGAAATCCCGCCGAGCCGACCAGCGTCACTGCAACCTGCAGCGGCCTGGTCAATACACCGATCCCGGTCGGCGCGAAGGCGCAGAGCTCGACGGATGGCAACATCTATCTGTGCACGCAGGCCGGCGTCATCCCGGCGAGCGGCAGCATCGATCTGACATTCGCCTGCGCGGTCACCGGCCCGATCGCGTGCCCGGCCGGCTCGCTGAAGATCTATCAGCAGATTCCTGGCTGCGATTCGATCTCGAACGCCGCCGACGGCGTGCTGGGCTCAGACGTCGAAACGCGCGCGGACTTCGAAAATCGCCGCCGGCAGTCGGTGGCGCTCAACTCGAAGGGGTCGGTTCCGTCGGTGCGTGGTGCGGTGCTGAGCGTGGCCAATGTGCTGGATGCCTTCGTGGTCGATAACCCGCTCGGCACGCCCGCTGTCGTGGGTGGCGTCACGCTGCTGGCCAACTCGCTGTATGTGTGCGTTGCCGGCGGCGCTGTGCAGGACGTCGCGAACGCAATCTGGTCGAAGAAGGGCCCCGGCTGCAACTACTCGGGCAGCACGGCTGTGACGGTCTTTGACACCGACGGCTACACGGCGCCGTTTCCGCAGTACACGGTGATGCTCGACATTGCCACCGGCCTGCCGATCCTGTACGCGGTGCAGATCGTAAACGTGCCGGGCTTGCCTTCGAACATCACGCAACTGGTGCAGAAAGCGATCACTGCGGCCTTCACGGGCGCCGACGGGGGCCAGCGCGCGCGCATCGGCCGGACGATTTATGCGAGTCGCTATTACCCGGGCATCGAAAATATCAATCCGAACGTCGAATTAATCTCGGTGCTAATCGGCACGACGACAGCAAATCAAAACTCGGTCGGCGTGAATATCAACCAGATTCCGACGCTGTCCGCGAATAATATCGTCGTTACTCTCGTATGATTCTGGAATTGGATTTTCAGGTGCCGGATTATGGATAACGTCGAGCAGACGATTATCAGTCAATATGCGAACAGTCCGACGATCGTTCAACTGATTCAGAACATGAACGGTTATATCGACCCGTCGGCCGATATTGACTCGTTTTACGATTTGATCTGGAACGTCGATACTGCGACCGATAAAGGTCTCGACATCTGGGGGAAAATTGTCGGGCTCGAAAACGGCCGGATCTTGAAGATACCGTCTGCCGAGACAAATCTGGGGTTCAAGGAAGCGGGCAATGCGAGCGCTACGCCGTTCGGCTCTGGCGCCTTCTATTCCGGAAACCCTGTCACGCAGAACTACTCACTTTCGAACGATGCGTTCCGAACGCTGATTCTTGTGAAGGCGCTGGCGAATATCACCGACGGTTCGATCCCCAGCTATAACCGCCTGCTCCAGAACCTGTTCGCGGGCCGCGGCCGCTGCTATGTCAACGACCTCGGCAACATGCAGATGCGCTACACGTTCGAGTTTTATCTGCAGCCATTCGAGATGGCGATCATGACCCAGTCCGGCGCGTTGCCGCGACCGACGGGCGTGCTCGCCTCGATCATGCAGGTCCAACTGCCCGACGTCTTTGGCTTTGCCGAAGCGGGTTCCGCAAGCTCTGCACCGTTCGGGCAGGGCACATTCTTCACCGGAGTGGTAAATGCAAGCTAGTCAAACACCAACACTCGTCCCGCTCGCGTTCGCCGCCAATGGCACGAAGAACACGATTCCAGAAGCATCGCAGATCGGCGTTACGCCCGGCGCAGCGTCGCTCAACGATGGCTTTCCGCCGCTGACATTCACGCCGATTGCGGCGGGTGGCGTGCCGCCGGCGGGCGCCGATTTTAACGGCGTGCTGAACCTGATCACGCAGACGATCCGCTGGAAGCACGCAGGCGGCCAATTTGGCTACAACGCCGCGTTTGCGGCGGATACAAATGTCGGCGGCTATCCGAAGGGCGCCATCCTCGGAAAGGCAGGCAATAACGGTCTGTGGATGAGCACAGCCGACAACAACGCAACGAATCCTGACACGGGCGGAGCAGGTTGGATTGACCCATTGGCCGGTCGGCTGCTTGGCGTGCAGGTGTTCACTGCGAGCGGGACCTACACCCCGGGAACGTACAACGGAGTGACCGCAACGAAAGCGATTGTTAAAGCAGTCGGAGCCGGCGGCGGTGGCGCTGGGTGTCCTTCCACTACAAGCACAACGATCGCCCTAGGTTCCGGCGGGAATGCTGGAGCCGAAGGAGAACTGCTCATCGCGTCGGGTCTTTCTCCACAGACCGTCACGATCGGTGCCGCAGGCTCGGCAGGCTCGGCGGGGAGCAATCCCGGTGGTGCGGGCGGTTCGACAAGTTTCGGCTCGCTGATGATCTGTGCCGGTGGCTTGGGTGGTCTAGGTGGCGCCTCATCTACGGTACCTCCGGTCGCTACCTCTTTGGCTAACCCAGCGGCACAGGTGACAGGTTCCGGAACTTTGCTTGTGGCCAAGGCGGGCAAGATCGCAACGGTAGGGATTGGTCCCACTACCATCACCATTATTTCCAGTGCTGGTGCGGATAGCTCGTATGGTCAAGGTGGTTTTAACCAACTTACGGCGTCCACCGGCTTCGGCGCCGGCGGCTCAGGTGCAAGTGCTGGCGTAAACACCGCTTCGGGGGTTGGAGGTCAGCCGGGTCGCCCAGGCTATCTGCTTGTCTATGAATATGCTTAAGGGGTAGTGAAAATGGTGAATACCTATGCAATCGTCGAGGGCGGTATCGTGACGAACGTTATCTTGTGGGACGGCGAAGCAGATTGGACTCCGCCGGTTGGATCGACTGTGAACCTGCTGCCTGAAGGGTCGCCGGTTGGTGTGGGGTACACCACGTCGGATGGAGTCAGCTATGTCGCACCGGCGACAGATGCGCCCGCAATCATCTAGCGAGCGCAGTAAGTCCGACAGCTAGTCTAATTTGATGGTCATCCGGCCGATCTGGCCGGCGATTTTCTGGTTACCAGCTCCGGAACCACCACCAAACCATACGTAATAAGTCCCGTCATTCTTGCCAGTTGGAAGGATGGTGGGATCAATCATAGATTTGTCGAACCACGGCTTCACCTGATCTGGCGTCAGTATCGACTGTGCCTGAAGCGTCCAGTGCAAGCCGTCAGTTGAGGATGCCCACCCGATCGAACGACTTCCGTCATTGCGCGTGCCGACAATCAGCATGTACCAGAACTTTCCGGTGTAGACGACAGCAGGTTCTCCCTGCGCGCCTTCATCAAAATCATTCTGGGCGCCTTGGGGAATGACTGCTGACTTGTAGCGAGTCCAGGTCTTTCCGTCCGTTGACGTCGCAACACCCGTGGTCTGTTTCTTCGTCGTCGAGTTTAGCCCTTCGTAGTACATGTACATCGTGCCATTCGCCACGGTGAGATAGGCATCGGCGGCACCGGCATCATCAAACGAGCCAGCAGACCCGAATCCGAAGTAAGTGCTCGTCGGCGCAAAGCTAACTCCATCTGTGGACGTCGCAAGGCGTAATAGGCCGCTGCGATCGGGTTGCTGTTCGCTGTAGTAGTTGTAGATCGTTCCGTTGAAGAGAACCGCTCCCCCATTAGCAGCAATCGCGAAGTATGGGTCGACTGATGCCGGATAGACCGTAGGAACGATCAGGGGTATAGGACTTTTAGTCCACGTCAGACCTCCATCCGTCGACGTAGCGAGCCCGGTACTCCACTTGTTGCCGTCGAACCCTGAGTAGTAATCCAGCAGCTTTCCGTTCCATTCGATCACAGACGGGTTCAGAACATCATCTGAGTCCCATGAACCAGCGGCGCCCACCGTCATCACGGGATTGGACTCAACTGAAATTACGTTGAGAGAAGGTGCAGATTGAGCGACCAAAGGCGCATTTGCCGTCGGCGTGCTAGACGATCCACCCCCGCCTCCACATCCGCTACAAGCCATTAAAAGCATCCCAGCAAAAGACGCCGCAATTCCCTTCACGATGATTCTCCGCATTTTCTCGCTCCGCGAAATTTACACTGCACAAATGCAGTCGCCTTAGGGCGAGAGTGTTATTGAAAAGTCTTGACGATAGGTTCCAGAATGGCGGCCTCTATCTGGGCCTTCTGCTGATACCCTTGAGCAGTCGGATGGACGCCATCAGACAGCAGCGGTGTCCACTGAGCCAAGGTTAGCGCACCGAAGTCGTCTGATACCGGAACACCGAGACTCGCTGCAACGCTGAGCATTGTTTGACGTCGTGACGCGAGATCCGCCGCGTTGACATTCGTGATCTGGTTCGGCGTAAAGATGATCACTGTTTTGCCGTGCGCCTTTGCGATAGCGATAAGGTTTCGCAAGTCAGCAGCATAGTCCTCAGATGCCGAGTCGTTGATGCCAGTATTAATGGTCACGATCTGGGCCGTCGACGCACTCATGGATGCTTCCCAAGTGCGTCCGTTTTCTCGGCCGGTCCCATTGAGAAGATCATCTGTGGTGATGCTTGCTACGCCCTTATTGGAAACGGTGACGGTTGTCCCGAGGGATTTTTGCAGGAGGGTTTGAAGTGCCTGCGGCTCCGTAGTAGATGCAACACCGTATCCGTTCGTGGGGCATGCTTCCGTCGCAGGAACCCCTGGCGTCACGGTACAGGCAACTGTCGTTGAATCACCGTAAGTTTCAATCAGGACTGGTTTGGGCTGGACTTGGGCGATTGGTGTCGGACTAGCGGCGCCTCCGCCACCTCCGCATCCACTGCAAGCCATCACAAACATCCCCAGAACCGATACGCATAACCCCTTTGCCATGCTTTCTCTCACGCTGTTCTTATTCCAGCGCGAGATGATACACGGCACGCCTCGAGTGTTCGCGCACTCACGCGTCGCTGTTACGGCTGCGGGTCTCCATCGGGCGCCGGGGAGGCGGACGTCACGTCCAGATCGATGGTCGCGCCGGTCTCGCGGCGGCACCACTCGAACACTTCCTCGACCGTTGCGGTGCGATTCTGGAGCGCGCCAGCGAGGAACAACATCGGAAGGCTCATGGGACGCGGGTCGTGACCGCCGGTGTACTTGCGCCACTGATTGTTGCCCGCAAGCCCGTACATGTCCGCCATCTGGTCGCCGGTCTTCTTCAGACGCTCTTTCTGAGCATGCAGTGCTTGAGGCGTGGGTGGAACGTAGCGAATTGGCATTGCTGATGGCGCGCAGAACGCGCACGCGAAATGAGTACTTCATGATGGTCATCCTTTCGGAGGTGGCGGGCCGCGCGACGCGCTACCCAACGCGCTCAGATTAGCCCCAAAGGGGCGCATCGTCAAGAGCAATTTTTCGTCCGGTCGCATCCGTGGCGCGGTCTCCGATTATCAAAAACACGCAGTTTTAATCCGATGAAAATCATTGGATTAATTGCGGGATAATCCTGTCCATCTGATAAACGACGCTGATGTCATAGGCGTAGATAATGCCGAATTTCTCTTGGCGGCTAATCTCTTAAAATCACCGGGGCATTAATGGACGGTTGGAAAGAAGTCGTCGAATCAATACGCGAGCTTGGTAGAGACCAGGCTGAGCGCCATAGCGAGAATGTGACGCGTCTCGACGTGACCGACAAGAAAGTCGAAGAGGTAATACGGCGCGTGGACGATCTCCACGATGCTTTTCCGGGCGGGGACTGGATAAGCCATCGCAAATATCACGAAAACCTGATTCGAAAACTCGAAGCGAGAGAGCAGTTTTACAACGATCTGCGTGCCGAACTGGCGAAAAAAGGTTTGTGGGCACTGATCGTAATGATCGGTCTCGCCGTCTGGGCTTTTTTCAAATCGAAGGTAATGTCATGAGCCTTGTTTCCTACTGGCGCACCGCGCACAAGCGCAACTCCGTGCGCGCGCTGATCATCGGCACCGTCACGCCGCTGATCACCGGCATCTGGTCCGCGCTGCCCGGCGCCTTTGTCGACCGCTTGCCGCTCTGGCTGGTGCTGACGATCAGCGCGGGTATCTCGGCGATCGGCCTGGCCGGCGCATACATCGCGCAGCCGGCGCTGCAGGAGAAAGATGATGCCTGACGTTCGCCAGCCGCCGCGCAAGCGAACGCTAGCGGCCGTCATCGGCGCCGCCGCGGCGAGCACTCTGATTGGCCTCACCGCGGCGCAGGAGGGCGTCAGGCTCACGCCGTACAACGATGCGCTCGCGCACGACGTGCAGACGGTCTGTTTCGGCGACACCACCGTCAAGATGCGCCGGTACACGCTCAACGAGTGCAAGGCGATGCTTAGCGACCGGCTCGCGGACTATGCCGAAGCGGTGCGCAGCATCACGCCGGGATTCGACGAGCTCACCGACGGCCAGAAGGTCGCGGTGATTGATCTCACATACAACACCGGCCTCGCGAACTACAAGGGTTCGACGCTGCGCGCGATGTACATAAAGAAGCAGTTCCCCGCCGCGTGCCAGCAGTTTTACCGCTGGCGGTTCGTTGCCGGCAAGGACTGCGCGATCGTGGCAAACCGCTGCGGTGGGATCGTCCAACGTCGCAACCTCGAGCGGGCCGCGTGCCTGGGAGAATGACATGCCAAAGGTAAAGATCGTCAACGACAGCGAGGGCCGGTTCTACGGCGTCAAATTTAACTGTCCCGGTTGCACATACAGCGACGGCTCGCCGATGCCCTGCGTGCTGCACGTCGGTTGGCTTCCGCCGGGCGTGACAGAAGAATCGCCGCACGCTGCTGGCAAACCGCATTGGGGCTTCAACGGCGACTTCGAACGACCGACGTTCACGCCGAGCGTCAATTCATGGTGGGGTGGGGATGGCGTCGGAGACGATCACATTCCGCTGCACCGTTGCCACTCGTTCATCACCAGTGGCCATATCCAGTTTCTCGCCGACAGCACGCACGCGCTCGCAGGCCAGATTGTTCCCCTCCCTGACATGGACGACGAATGAGCCCCTATCTCATCACCGGCCTCGGCGCCGCGCTGCTCGGTATCGCGATCGGCGCCGGCGGCACGCACGCGCTCGACTCGAACCACTACGGCGCGCAGCTGGCCACCGAGCGCGCCGCGCACGCGGCGGACATCGCAAAGGTCAATGCAGAAGCCGCGCAGCAGCTGGCGGCCGCGCTATCGAAACAGCAGGCCGCAGAGGGCCGCGTCGCGACGATCGAACAGCAATTCAACACCGAGGTGGAAAACCATGCGAAAGACAATCTTGCTTACCAGTCTCAGCTCGCTACTGGCGCTGAGCGCCTGCGGGTCCGCGTTACCGGTTGCGTGCCCGGCACCGCCGGTAGTAAAGGCACCGCCGCCGCCGGCAGCTCTGATGGAAGCGCCACCTACGCAGACCTCGACCCAACGGTTGCAACAGGCGTTGTCCAGGTAGCAGCGGACGACCAGCGCGAGATCGACAAGCTGAAAGCGTTGCAGGCCTATGTGGCTGCACTGCAGGATCAGGGGATCATTGCGCGACCGGAACCGTGATCGACGGGCGACTGGAGACATGTGACCAAAGTGCGCCCACATCTATACAATACGTATCCGAAAAGGCCGAAAAAGCTACAAACTGGCACTGTCTCAAGGCTGACCGGCGCGAGACATTTGCGTTATAAATCAACCGTTTGCTGCATTAACCCCGATCCTTCCTTGTCGTGTCCCTAGCGAATTAAGGCTTTCCGAGAGCCTTATGCCGCAAGGGTTTGCACGTTGTCTGCATCCGGTTGTGCCCAGATTGTGACCATGTTGGCGTGCTCTGCCAGATGGTCCGGTGCGAGGTGGGCATACCGGAGAACGTGCTCATACTTTGCCCAGCCCCCCAATTCCATCAGCCGATTCAGCGGCGTGCCTGCCTGAACGTGCCAGCTTGCCCAGGTGTGACGCACGTCGTGGAACCGGAAATTCTCAATGCCCGCGCGAGCGCACTGCCGATCCCATTGCGCGCTGCACCAACTGCTGACCGGTATCGGCTTCCTGTTCCGCACGAATACAAACTGTTCGTGCTTTCCGATCCACCGGCGGATTGTCTCAACCGCATCGTCGTTCAGTGGCACGCCGATCGGCTTGCGCGCCTTGGCCTGATCCGGGTGAATCCACGCCCGACGGTTCACCAGATCCACCTGCGACCACTCCAGCCCGAGCAGGTTGGCACGGCGCAGGCCGGTGGCAAAGCCGAGGGTCGCCACATCCCGCATCCAGTCGGCCCGGATGGCGCCGATCAGACGCTGAGCTTCGCTCTTCGTGATCCAGCGGACGCGCCGGTTTGCCAGTTTCAGATCGTCCAGCTTCGGTGCCCGGTCGATCCAATCCCATTTCTCAGCGGCCAACTTCAGCATGATCCGCATCGTCGCGAGGTACTTGTTCTGTGTGGCTCGCGCGACCGGCTTCTGCTCGGTCTTGCACCGCTGGTCCCACTTCGGCAGCGCCGCGACGATTTCATCGCGGGTGATCGATGAAAGTTCGCGCCCGGCGAAGAACTGCCGGAAGTGGCGCAAAATGATGACGCGATTCACGTGATCCGCCAGATGCTCGCTTTCCTTGAGCAGGCGAATCGCCGCCTGATCCCATGTGTACGCCGGCCGCTCGCCCATCTTCTCGACGCGCCAAAGCTCATGCTTCAGCTTGTCGTGATACTCCTGAGCCTCCTTACGGTTGGTCGTTCCAGTAGTCTGTCTAACTCGGTCTCCACCTGGCGTGCGGATGTCAATGTGCCAGACGTCCGAGCCGTTGCGCCTTCGGATTGCCATTTTTTGCTCCTTGGTTCCGTCCGCGCCGGTCGGTTGGAATTGTACTCTGTGGCCAATTTGAGCTTCTCGGGCCAGATGCGCCACTGGTTGCCGATCTGGAAGAAGCCCATTTCTACCTTGTGGGCATACACGGTGGAGTAGGAGACGCCGAGCAGGGCCGCGGCTTCCTTCAGGGTGAGGGCACGCTCCATTACGTTTTTCCTCCAGCCACGCTCCAGGCGCGACGCGTCGTTTCGATGATTCGGGATGCTGCGTCGGTCATGCGTTCACTCGTTTGAATTCCACCACCCACACCCATGGGTTTTCGTCCCAGCCATAGCCGCGCGCGGCGTTGAGGCTGTCCCAAAGATGTTCGTACCGCTTTGCGTGCGTGTCGCACTTCATGCAGTCGGTATCAGGCATCACACCGAGGTTGGGGCCGAGTGAGTCGTAGAGTCGCGTGCCCCCGCACTGCGGACAGATGCTCCAGTCACGGTCGTCTCGCTCGATGTCGGGTGACTCGACACCCTCGGCTCGCGCATCGTCCTCGCTGATGTCCTGCAACCGCTCAACGCGCACGCCCGTGACTTCGAGCGTGATGCGCGAAAACGCGCGCGGCATGAACATCGACGGCCGCAGTTTGCCGGCCCATTCGGGCATCGGTGCGTCGTCCGGATACACCGGTTCTTCGCGTCCAGCAGGACCGACACTGCGCGCACCGCCTGCTTCGTATAGAACCGTCACGCCTTGACCGCGCCCGACCAGCGGCGGCAGGATGTCGCGCGGCCGCGTGGTGTCGTGCGGCTTGCCAACGCGCCATGCCTCGCGCACCCACAGACGGTCGCCTGGTGCACCATAGGGACACGGTTTGCCGCGTGTCGTGTTCATCTGCACTTCGCCGTCGTAGTTCGTCGGCGCGTCCCAGCTCGGCACGCCGTCGACGACGTCGACCGGCTCGCGCTCAAACTGCGGCTTCACAACGCGCCGCGTCTGCGTCTTCGGGTCGATGTCTCGGAGCAGCGCGCACACCATTGCGCGGCTGAAAAGGATCGGGCGTTCCTTCATGACAGGTCTTCCTCCTGAATGTCGAGCGGGCAGTGACGACCGGACTTCGCCGGTTCCCCGTCGCGCAACTGCGGACACTGGCTATGCGAGCACTCGCCATCGCTGCCGGCCGCGCATCGGCCGCTGAGCGGGCGCTCGAGGCGCTGCAAGCGAGCAGCGACGATCTCGCGGCTCTCGTTGGCCTTTTGCTTACGGGACGGTCGCCCCGGCTTTCGCGCGGCGAGTTGTGCTTCCAACTCGGCGATGCGCGCGTTCGCGGCGCTCATCGCGGAGTCGTGATCTTCCTTGCGGACCCAATCGCCGTAGCCATCTGCAATTTCTTCCATGTGATAGCCGCCGTAGCAGAAGGAGTGACAGCCTTCGCAGTCGTACGTCTTGATAGGCGTGGTCATTTCGTCCTCACCAGCATGCACAGCGCCACGCGCCGCGCGATTTCGTTGTCATAGCCTGTCAGCGTCCCGTCGAGCCGCACAAGCACCGGAGGCGTCGCAACGGTCGTAAGCACGGGTTCCTGCTCGATCGGCTGCGCCGTCTCCTTCGCGCGGCGAAAGCCCAGCGTGCCCGGCTGCGACGTGCTCAGCTCAAGCATCCCGCCGGTGACCATCTTCTCGAGCACGGGCCGCATCTTCGCGGTCCGCACGTGGAACTTGGCCGCGAGCGCGTATGCGCCGTAGGTCTTGCCCGGCACCATGCGTGAGAGCACGTTGTCGGGTGCGAGGGAGTCGTTCAGGCGAGGGCGGTTCATTTGCATCAGGCCTCCCGCCCGGCCATGGCTTTTTCGAGTGCGTCCGCGCTGCAGCGAAACGCGACCCGGCACTCGGCGCCGACGATGTCGGTCATGACCGCGCCGAGCGCTTCGCACACGTTGATCAGATCGCCGATATCCGGATCGCTCTTCTTGATGAGCGTTTGTACAGACTGGCCGAGATTGCGCTTGTTGACGATGATGCTCATGGTTGTGAATCCCCCGGTTGTTTGGCGGCGTCGGTCAACTGCCGCAATGCGACGGCCGCGGTCTTCTGCCAGTCGTCGCCGTCCTTGAGTGCGAAGCCGAGCAGCCAATGCAGCGCGACGGCCTGCTCGGTCTCACATTTGCGTTCGATGGTTTGTCCTGTGGCGCGCAGCGCGTGTGCGATCGGCGTCGTCTGCCAGAGCATCAGGCCGAGCACTTCGCGGAGCGGCTGCGTCAGCTGCGCCGGCAGCACGTTGGCCGAATGCGCAAGAGCGTTGGCCACCTCGGCCTTGAACGCATCGAAATCGCAGCGGATAGAGGCATCCCACAGATCGCCTGTGACGTCTCGCGCGAGCATCGTCAAACTATCTGCGTCGCGAATATTTGCCATGTATCCGTCTGGCAGATATCCGAGAGCCCGCTTCGCGATGCGCATGCACAGGTCGAAGTCAGCCTTCGAGAGCGTGCGCGCAGCCTCGCGGTGGACGATCGAGAGGGCGAGTTGATGGCGATTGGTGGTCATTCTTGAGTCTCGAAAAGTTCGTTCTGCCGCTTTCCGCCGCTCGACTCCGCCAGATGCGTCGGGCAGAAATGAACGTCGTCTGCGATCTGGTGGGCATGCACGGCGCACAGGTGGCGATCGCACGTCTTGCCCGATTTCGTGCGGTGGTCGCATTGGAATCCGCTCGACGCATTGCAGCCGGCGACAGAGCAGCGAGGCACGCGCTTGCGGCCGCGTGTGCAGACGATTCCTGAAATGCCGCCGGGCATACGAAATGGCGTGCAGGGCATGGTTTAGATCTCCGGTGTGCGGCGCACGTAACCGCTCATACTCAAGTCGAGCTCCGGACGGTAGACCTCGGCGCGCACGTGGCGCGCGCGGCGGCCGACGACGCGTAGCCAGTACTTGCCGACAGACTCGGCGCGCTTTACGTCGCTCGCGTTCACGAACACCGAAGCGCCGGTACGCTTGCTTGCGTTGTTGATGGGATAGACCTCGAATTTGGGCATGTCAGATCTCGAAAAGGTCGCCGATGGCGAGCCGCGCGCGGCGTGTCTGGCGCGCTGTCTCGGCGTGGTGTTCTGCGTCGTATGCCAGGTGACAGCGCTGGCAAAGCGCCTTCAGGTTGTCGTCGTCGCAATGCTCGGGCACGTGGTCGAGGTGTGCGATGGTGAGCACAATCTTCGTCCAGCGATTCCCGCAGTACTCCGATGCCTTGCAGTGGCCAAGCAGACGTCCATCGTCGGCCGCGTAGACTTCGCCGTCGCCTTCGAAGCGCTGAAATGTGCCGGCGTCCTTGTCGATGCCACGGACAATCACGTCGCCATTTGCGACGCGGCATTGCTCGCAGCAGTTGCCTGCCCGCGTAAGGATGCGAGCGCGGATATCCACCCAGTTCGCTGGGTATCGACCGCGGTTCTCTGGTTTGATCGGCATGGTTATGCAGCCGCCCCTGCCATCTGCTTTTCGTGCGCGAAGTTCGCAACGATCAGCGCGGTAGCCACGTCCGGACAGACACTGTTGCCGATCATCCGGACTTGTGCGCTCTTTGACAGAGGCTTCCCGTTCATGACCGGATCCAGCACATAGCTATCGGGAAAGCCTTGGGCCCGCGCCAACTCGCGCGGCGACAACATGCGCATGCCAATGTCGACGATCACATAGTCTTCGCCGTGGATCGTCACCAGGCCAAAGCGGTCATGAGTCGGGATGGTGCCGAGCGGCATCCGCAGGCTCTGCCCGTCTTTGTCGTTGCCGTAGTACTTGATAAGGAACGCGCGGACCTCGCCGACGTGGCCTCCGCCGGCGGTGAGCGTCGGCATCGGCTCGCGATCATCCTGGCCGAACTGGTTGTTCCGCAGCTTGAGCAAGTGCGAGGTAACAACCGTCGTGTCGGCTTTGCTGGTGACCGTCGCGAAAGGCTCGCCGGCGTCGCGTGGCCGTGATTGGCCTGCGCGGCCGCCGCAGCCGACGAGTTGCGCGGTGACAACCGAGTGATGATCGGTCGTCGTGACGGTGCCGGTCGGCACGTCCACACCGGTACCGACTACGCCGCCGTAATGCTTCGCGAGGAACGCCGAGACGACTGCATGCTTGACGCCGCCGGCCACTGCGGTACCGAGCGGCTTGTCGAGACCGGGTGCGCGCGGTGCCTGCCCAGCGCGCTCGCCGTAGCCGGTCTGGATCAGCGTGGCAGACACCAGCGCCTGCTCTCCGCGGTGCGCGCCGGTCACCGTCGCGAGAGGTGCATCGACGCCGGCCGTGCGGTCGGCACCGTGGTGCGTGACGTGCATCAAGGTCGGAGCGATAACACCGAAGCGGGGCGCGCCAGCCATCACCGTGTGCAACGGCTCGTCGAGCGACTGGCCGGTGCTGTTCTCTTGAAACTTGACGATAAATGGGTCGCTGCTGTTCACCACGAACTTCATGATGCCTTTGGCGATGCGCCGCAGCGTCGCATCCTTCAGCGGCCGCGTGCGCTCGAAGATCGACGGGCACGGAATAGACCAATCGATGCACTCGGCGGCCGTGCGCCACGGAAGCAACTTGCCGGCGCGCACTGCGGCGCTCTTCGGGTCGCCGTGCGTCGGCGTGGGCCAGACGATCGGCAGATGGTCGCGTCGCGCAACGAGGAACAGGCGCTTACGGATCGTAGGTGCGCCGTAGTCGCAGGCGCGCAGCTCCTTCCACTCGACCACATAGCCTTGTGCTCGCAGCGCGTTGACGAACGAGCGGAACGTGCGGCCGCGATTCTTTGCGTCCGGCTTGCCGTCCGCGTCCAGCGGGCCCCACGTCTGAAATTCTTCGACGTTCTCAAGCATGATCACGCGCGGCTTGCCCTTCGCGGCCCAGCGCAGCGCGATCCATGCGAGACCGCGGATCTTCTTCGAGACCGGCTTGCCGCCTTTGGCCTTACTGAAGTGCTTGCAGTCGGGCGAGAGCCACACCAGCGCGAGCGGCTGATTACCCGTGATCTCATCCGGGTCGACGTCGAACACACTTTCGCAGTAGTGCGCGGTGTGCGGATGATTGGCGGCATGCATCGCGATCGCTTCCGGGTCGTGATTGATCGCGACATCGACCGGCCGCCCGAACGCTCGCTCAAGGCCTGTGCTCGCACCACCGCCGCCGGCGAAGTTGTCGACGACCAGCTCGTTACCGAGATTCAAAGGAAGGGATATCGGATCGCGTTTCATGTTGGTCTTATTCGAAAAAGCAGGGCGCCGAACTGGCCGCCCCTCTAAACGCGCCCCGCCGGGATTGGCGGTGCCCGTAACGGACTGTTAGTGGCGGGCCCGAGCGTCCGGACTCGGAAATGGCCATGCGCCACCGTCGCGCGCGGCCTGCTCGCCGGCGTCGGTGTCGTCATCGTCGGATACGATCGGCGGCGTCTCGCTGTCGCCGTCTTCGGTGGCGAGCGGCGGAATGTCGGTGTTGGCGAAGGGATCGTCTTCACCGCCGGTCTTCTCGGCGAGCGTCTTCTTCGGCCGGCCGCGCACGCGCTTCTCCGGCAGCGGCAACTCGCCTTGCTCCTGAATCTTTGGCGCGCGCAGATGGATCTTGATTTCCTGCTGCAGCAGTTCCTCGATGCGGCCTTTTTCCAACGTGTCCGGATGCACGATGAAGCGATGGCTGAGTTCGAACAGACCGTGATCGCGGATACCGATCTTGAAGTTGTCGATCTTCTTGGCTTCGAGTTCGATGTTCGACTTCTCGTCGCCCAGGCCGTAATCGATCACCAGCGTGTAGCCGGTGAGCGCGCGCTCAACCTCAATGTCTTGCGCCATCCACGGGAAGCGCTTCTCGGTGAGGCCTTCGAGGTCATCGGGATCAATGCCGAGCGACGGCGCGATCTCTTCGCCGTCCGGCACGCGATAGAACGCATGGCGCAGATCGCCGTCGAAGAAGTCGAGACGGCGGTTTTTTAGCGTCACCTTGATGATCAGCGACTGTGCGGGCACGCGCTTGTTGCCGTGCTTCTCGCTCAGCGGCGTGACGGACGTGATCTTTGCGGTGACATTTTCGTATTCGAGCATTACGGTCATGAATGGCTCCAGTGGTGGCGGGGCGATTACGCAGCGCGCGCAGCGATCACGGCGTCTTCGAACACCCGCACGCCAGCGAGCGGGCAGTTCGCTTTCAGCGCCAGCGCGATCTTGTTGACGGCCGGCATGTTCGCGTCGAGCAGATCGACGTATTCCGGGTGCTCGGCCACGTAGCGGATCAGCGCGAGCTTGTCGCTGACCTCGGCCTTCCAGACCATGCGGGTCGACACGCCGGCGGTCTTGCGCGGCGCGGCCGTCATCGGCGCGGTGACGAGCGTCGCGGTCTGCTGGAGCATCGTCACTTCCGCGGCACCCTGTTCGACGCGGCTGGACGCTTCGGATGCGAGACGCGCGGCTTCTTCGGCGCGGCCGGCGGCCGCCGCTTCGTCGGCCTTGCGCTGGATCTCAGCGGCTTCGGTTTGCGCCGCGGCTTCGCGTGCCGCGGCTTCTTGCGCGAGACGTGCGCGTTCCTGCCGCGCCGCTTCCTCGAGCGCGGCCTGCGCGGCGAGACGCTTCTGTTCTTCGGCGCGGTCAAAGCGTTGGATCGCGCCCTTGAGCAGTACTTCGGCCTGTTCGAGATATTCCGTCGGCGTGCGGAACAGATCCATCACCGCTTTCTTGGCGGCATCGATCGGCTGCGTGATGCTCTTGCGCTTCGTGTCGACGTCCTTCTTCAGGCCCATGACCTTCGTGAGCTCCTGCGCGGCGAGATCGCGCATGTCGGCGCTGTCGATCTCGTATGCCTTCGCGAGGTTCAGCGCGTTAGCAGCCTTCTTGAAAAGCACCTGCTCAGGCTGGTTAATCTGCAGATTAACCAGCGGTGCCGATTGGGTTTGCGAGTCCATGTTTGTCCTTGAAGTTGCGGAGGGTGAGCAGCGACAGGAACACCGGCCAGTCGTGCGGATCTTTAAAGGGGACGAGCCGATACGTCCCGTCTGCACGCAGACCGAGGCCGTAGCGGTCCTCGACGTGCACACCGTTCTTGATGCAAAGCTCTTTGTAGGCGGCCAGCTGCACGCCGATCACCGGACCGAGGCGCAGCATCTTCTTGATGTCGACGACGGCGCGGCGCCCGCCGATGACACCGGTGCGGTCGAGCGTCCCGGCGAAGCCGAGCGCCGGATGGTGAAACCGCTGTTCGATCAGTTCGGGCACGAATCCCGTCTCGGCGCGAAAACGCATCCACGCCGTGAGGTAGGGCAGCAACTCTTGCGAGAGACTGTCCGTGTCGAGGTCATCGAGAT